TTTCGGTGCACAGCTCACGCGGCATCGTCTCCGCTTGTGTGCCCGCAATTCCCAAGTTCACTTTCAGCGGGATGTTGTAGCTGTACTCAGCGCCCTGCGGGTCATGGTGCCTCCACTCTCCCGTCGCACCGAACACCAGGTTCTCGCCCGGCAGCAACGTGACTCCCATCAACGGCTCGTAGGTCGTGCCGTCGTAGTGCTCCACAAGCACCGACGTTGCGACCGTCGCATGGTTGTTGGTGATGTTGAGGTGCTTGACGTTGCGATCCACGGTGCCGGTGGGGGACGGCACCACGGTCGTGGGCGTGGTGTTGACGATCGCCGCAGTGTTCTGGCTGCCTAGCGTGTAGGCGCCCGCATCCGAGTCGACCCACGACGCATGGACACGCACGTCCGCACCCGCCGCCCCGCAGGTGAGACGGACGAGGTGCGCGGTACCGGTCAGGAGCAGCATTGACTTCCCCCCCGATCAGGTCAGCGTGAGGGAGTAGGTGATGGTCAAGGTATCACCGTTCACCACCGCTTTGCTACCCCCTGAAAAGTCCCCCGCACTGAAAAGGACTCCCGTCGTGTCGTCCTTCGTCGCGCTGCCACCGTTGTTGATGAAGGCGCCGAATACCGTGCCCGTTGACGTGATGGAGAAGGAGACAGCGGCACTCGTCGCCTTCACACCACCCGACGCGGCAGCAAAGGAGGGGGTAGGACGGTTGCCGGTGTAGGTGGGTGCGTTTGCGAGGCCCTGTTCCAGCCACCCCGCGTGCGCCCCCTGCGCGTCGCCGATGACGGCGGTGCCGGTGCCTTTGAGGCCCATGCGGATGGAGGCTGTGTATGCGCTGCCCGCGAAGTACTTGTCCTCCATGTCGTTCTTGCCGACAGTGGTGACGACGTTGCGAGCTTCGTCCGCCCACTTCTCCTCCATCGGGATCGCGACGAGCTTGGACTTCAGCAGCCCAATGCGCTTGCGCGCGACGAGGCGCGCAAAGCCATCACTCTCCAGCCTCGCCAACGCATCCCGCGTCTCAACATACTCCTCGCGGAAGCGCTCCACAGGCCCGAAGCACTGAGCGTGGAAAACTCCCTGCGTGCGCAGCCCCTCGCCCATCACCCCCAGCCGAGCCAAGACGGCTCCCGAGGCGTCGTGCGCCTTGACCACATCTCGGCTCTGGTTCATGGGGCAGTCCTTTCGATGTGCTCTTGCTCTAACCACCGCTCATCCCCGTCCCCGATTCGAACGAGGTAACGGAACGAAGAGCTGCCGGGGTCGAACTGCACGTCGATCACCTCGCCGTGCAGAACGACCACCTTCTGGCGAACCGAGTCGCCTATGCGGAATGGGTCGTCCATGGCCGCTGCTATCAGATTTCGCCGAGGAGGACTGCCGAGAATTCCGGCTTCATCATCTCCTGCCCCCACGCCAACGCCGCCTCATAGCGCACACGCCGGTACTGGAGGTACATGCTGAACTCGATCGAGAGGCCCGACCGAGGATCAGTCAACACCATCCGATCCGCCGCGCTGTCCCCTTCCTCGGGGATCGCCGGAGCGCGAGCCACGGCGACGATTGCGGAGCGATGGAAGGCGAGGTTGCGGGCGGACTTGGCGACGACGGTGACGCCGGTCGCACCGACGATCGCCTTGCGCAGCCCTGGGTTCTGAATCACGATCGTGCCGGGGGCAGCGATGCCCGTCACGACGACGTACCTGTTGGCGTCGCCCGCGACCACGACCAGATCGCCTGCGAGGATGGTGCCTGCGCCGGTGATGAGGGGGATGGAGGTGACGCCGACAAGGAAGCCCGCAGCGGTGGTGGTGTAGGCGCCGTTGGCGCCGCCGATGGCGGGGTTGACGACGGCGGCGGACTCGCGGATGTCGAGATTGTGCAGGGGCAGAAGGATGCCTTGCCGGAGGAGCGTGGTGTCGGCGGCTTCGTTCGCTTTCGTGAGTTGCGCCAGCGTCCGCAGCGCGGCGCCCGCAGAGGTGTTGATCACCAGCTGCAGGTCCGTCGGAGGAGCGCCGTTGTCGACGAGGATTTTGCGCAGCTGCGCGGGGTCCGACAAGTTCGTGGCGAAGGGGAGAGTGCTCGCGGTGCCGTAGGCGCGCGACGCCTTCAGCGCCAACGCCGCAATGTCCGCCTCGAACTCATTCACCAGCCCCCGGATCGCTTGCGCAATTTGGTCTGCGCGGATGTTCCGGTAACCTGGCCCGAAGTTGGCGCCCACCTGCTCCTCGCCGGTCCACCGGAAGGGGTAGGCACGGGCTTTGGTAATGGTGACGTAGCGGTTGTCGATCGTCTGATCCCCCGTATCGGGCGGCAGCGCAGCGGGGGTGACGTTCTCGCCGGTGCCGGCAGGAGCGACGAAGGACTTGACCTGCTGACCGACTGCGGCTCGCGAGGCGTTGGCGTTGAAGGAGACGGCGGGGATGAAGCCGACAAGCTCTCGGGCCACAGTGTCCATGGCCTCGAACGCATCGGGGATCAACCCCGTGAGGGTCGTGGCCCCGAGCACAGCGCCGGTGCACGCTTGGTAGGCGAAGAGCCGTGTGTTGAGGTGGGAGAAAAGGGAGTAGAAAATCTTTCGCAGGGAGTGAGTCATTGGAGTCCTGTGTGTGAGAGGTGATTGATGCCTTTCACCCGTCCACGATCTGCGCCCGCTCCGTCAACGCAGCACGCTGCGTCACCGGGTCCATGGCGTCGAACACTTTACGGGTGATGACCTTTGTTCCACCTGCACCAGTCCTCGATCCTCCCGCCCCGCCCCCGTTCCCTCCCGCCCCGCGAAGGATCGAGTCCTTGTGGGGGTAGGCGTCGATGAGCAGCGCGAGCCCTTCTTCAAAATCAGCCAACTCTCCGCCGCGCACTTTGCTGTAGAGTTTGTTGCCTGATGCGTCGAAGGTCACGATTTTTCCGCCCTCGACTTTGAAGTTGGAACCGAAGCGCGCTTGAGCCAAGTCGACGGGGATCGCGAGTTGCCCGGGTTTGTCGCCGATGAGCTTGGAGCGCGAGAATGCCCCTCCCACCATCAGCTCGTACACCTGAGACTGAAGCCCCGATTCGCTGGACTTCAACTTGTCGATTTCGCCTTGCATGACTTTTGCGACTTCGGCTCGCACCTCGTCGACCTTCCCCGCGTCCACAAGCTTGGTCAGGTCGATCGTCTTCAGCTTCGCCATCGCCTCCAGCGCAGTCTTCGGGTCGGGGATGTCCTTGAACGCGGCCAGCTTCAGCTCCGCAGCTTCTTTTGCTTCGCGGTGGGCCTTCGCTTCGCCATTCAGCCGCGTGATCGTGGCCATGGTCCCTGACGCATCAAACTCCTTCTCCGTCCCGTCATCGTGAACGTACACGGGGAGCTTGACTCCGTTGACTTCTTTGGTGACGACGTTGCCTTGGGCGTCGAGTTTGAGTTTCATTGCTTGGTGCTTTCTCGGTCATCCAACCGATACATAGTGGTGAGTCATCCGACTCGGAGCGCCGCGCTGGGCATCCACCCTTGCGGCAATGGTGGTGATTGTCGCGCCGAATGCGCAAAATAGGTGCCTGAGCTCAGAGCCCCTCTCGTCGCACAAGGACCGATCGGCCATCCTCGTACACAATTCGCACATACGCCGCCTCCGCGAGCGACGACGTCAACTCAAAATTCTCATCAAGCGGAGCCGCAACTCCACCCCCCAGAAGCTCGATCAAGGCTTGGGCGCGGATTTCTTTTTCCATATCGTCTCCACGATGTCGTTGAGCTTGGCGTAGGTCGACGGAAGGGATTGATTGAATGCGTGCATTTCGGACAGCGACTCGTTGACAGCGGTCCTCGCGGTCGAGCGCAAATTCCACGTTGGATCGAGCGCGCCACTCCTGATCGACTCCAGCGCTCTCGCATTGTACAGCTCCGAGCCGCGTTGCGTTCCGGCCTGGAACTTCTCGTCAAACGCAGCCATCCTCTCATACCGCTCCCAATGTGCCTTGGAGTAATTAGTTGTGCCGTCTTCTCGGCGCAACGCAGCAAGATTTTTGTCCATGAAGTTGTCCACCTTCGCGCCAGCGGCGGCGTTGAACCGTGCGTGTTGCGCTTCGTGCCGCACGATTTGCCTCAGGTGCGATTCGCTCGCGATCATGTCAAGGTTTATCGACATCACACCCTCTGAGCCGATTTTCCTCACAGAAAATTTCGCCACCTCCTGCCATCCCGAACCGAGATCAGCAAACGTGGCGCCGTCCCCTGTGAGATACGTCACGCGCTGCGACCCCATGCCCAACGCTTTCAGCTCATCAGCAGCCGCATCCTTCAGCGCGGCGTATTGCTGTGCCGACTTGCTGCTGCCTGCTAATAATTGTTTTTGGCTCTCGGTCATCGCCCTAAAATCAGAGGCCCGAAGCTCTGCGAGCGTGAGGCGACGCCCTTCGTTGTTGAAGAACTTGTCGAATGTTGCGGAGCCTTCCCGCAGCATCTTCCCTCGCGTCGCACCCAGCACCTGATCTTGCCGCGAGGCGGGTTGCGACGCGAGCCATTCCTTGTACGTCGTTCCCCCGGCGACAGGCCCCCCGATCGAGGCACGCTGCGCAGCCGTGCGCGTCAAGTCTTTCGCCAGCACCGGGATCGACACGCTGCGGCAGTTCCAATGGATCGCCCCTGGTCCCGCGAGCCACGGCACCTTGTGCCCGATCGGTTCATGATCCCTCGGCGTGTACAGCCGCCCGTCCCGCACCTGGCACAGCGGCGTCGTGCGCGAGTCGAGTGTGCTGAGCCATTGCTCCGCCTCGATCAAGTCCGCGTTGTCCCGGTACAGCTCCTCGCGCGCGACGGCAGCGGTGTGGGAGACGGCGGTGCGAACGATCGCCTCCGCCTCACGGCGATCGACCTGCAGGATGCCGTCCTTGTAGCCCTGCGCTCGCGTCCCCACCACCTCGCGCACCATCTCCTGCACCGTCTTCCCCTCCACAAACCCCATCGCCACCGTCTTCCGCATCCGCTCCGCACGCGAGGAGCTCAACGTCGAGAACCACTCGCTCATCAACTTCCCCTGAAACGGCTTCGCTGCAGCGGCGGCGTACACCTGATCCACGCCGGGGGTCTTCACCTCAACGCCCTCCGGGGTGTGCTTGTCGAGGAGCGAGCGCTGGAACTGCGTTTCGTATTCCGCCAATCCACGCATCTCCGAGGAGAGTTGCGCTTGCGCTTGCGCGTAGATTTGCGTCGACACGCTGTTGACGTTGGCGAGGAGTTGATCGAGGCGCTGAACGGTGAACGACGAGGGGCTCATCTGGTTCAGCGCCGAGAACAATTTCTGCGACAAGTCGGCGTCCACCCCCTTCAGCAGCTTCAGCATCTCCCCGACCACGCCGTTGGCGTAATGGGTGAGGTCGATGGTGTGGCTGATGGTGAGGTTGCGGATGCTGGCGTTGGGGAGTTTCTTGGTGGCCATTACGCAACTGGCGGCAGCGCCTTCGGATCACCAGGCAGCGGCGCTGTCGGATCATCCGCCCCAGGGGGTGGGCCCTCCGTCTCCATGAGACCTTGCTCCGTCTCCCACTCCACCTCAGCGGAGAGGATGCCGCGACGCTTGAGCTCGGAGATGAGGGTTTGCTTGCTGAGGGAGCCCCCGGTCGCCATCCCCACCAACAACTGCGCGCTCGCCTCCGCCAACGTCGCCGCGCCGAAGTCCTTGAAGAACTCCACGCCGCCGCCCTTGGGCAGCGCTTTGTAATCGGCGAACATCTGCAACACCTGATCCCAGGCGTCCTCCAGCTGCGCGGAGGTCTCCTGAAGCGAGCACATCCCAATCGCATTCTCCGAGGCCACCTCCGTCGCCGTCACAGGCCCAGGCCGCAGCACCAGCAGCTCGGCTCCGGCTTGCCGCATCTCCTCGACCAGCGCCTCCAGCGACTTCGCGCCCGACTCCAGCGCGGCGCCCGTGTGCTCGCAATACTTCAACTCCGCCCCCATCGGCAACCGCACCGCTGCGGACGATCCGACGACGAGCGAGAACTTGGCGTCCACGCCGATGGCTGTGAGGATCGGCACCCGCGCAACGTGGAGGAGGGTGTCTTGATCGCTCTGGGACTGCCAGTGCTTGACGTTCAGGTGCGCCAGCTCGATCAACGGCGGCTTCGACAGCATGAACCCTTTCCGATCCGCACACACCAGCACAAAGGGGATGTAGCTGAGGGAGTTCGTGCCACCTGGTCCGTGCTGGACCCAGACGCCTTGCGGGTTCTTGCGGTGAATGGACCACGCGCCCGGAGTGAGGAGTCGCACCTGCTCCACCTCCACCGTCGCGTACTCGCCGTCCGGCTCCTCGACGCATTCCTTGATCCGGAGTTGAACCAGCTGAGGCTTTCCGCCCTTCACCTCCAGCCTCCACCCCAGAAGCTGCATCGGGTGAACGGTCACAGCGTAGGGGCGAAGCCCGGCTTGCTTCTCGTCGGCCTGCGTCACCGCACCTCCAGGCCTCGGGGTGTGCTCGGCCAGGATGCCTACACAACCGTAGGCCACGATGATCTTGAGCTGATCTGCGGCGACGGTGTCGATGTTGTGGCCTTGTTGATCCACATCGTCGAGCATCTCCTTGATGCCCGAGGGGGTCTCATCCGCGATGGTCACGGGCTTGCTGAAGGGCTTCGCGGCGAGGGTCTTGACGGTGCGGGAGAAAGCGGGCGTGAGCGTTGCGGTCTTGCGGCGCGCGGCGTACGCTTCGGCGTCCTCCTTCGGCCACATCGGCAGGTGCGTCTCGCCCAGCTTCCGCATGAACGCCGTTCCCTCAAGCAGCGCCTCCACCAAGCCCCAATCCTCGCGCATCCGCAACACATCCGCACTCGGCGTGGAGATGTCGTTTGGTTTCTTTGTGGCCATGATTCAGTCTCCTCAAATTCGCAACGGCGTGATTGTCGCTGAACGATCGGCGATCGAGAATTCTGCGACGACATAGTACCCCACAGCGTCCGACATGTGGGTGAGCTTGGGGTCGGCTTTCTTGTCGATTTCGCCCGAGCCGCCCTCCAGTGTCCGCACCCCCTCGAAGTCGATCACCAGCTGAGGGCACTTCGCCGCGTCCACCATCAACCTCACCTCCCCCACGCCGTTCTTGAGCCGGGTGTTGAGGGCGTTGACGCGGGAGCGCTCAGCGGGGTTGGAGAGGGGGACGGGGAAGGAGACGCGATCGGAGAAGTGGGCGCACATGTCGCGCTTGATGAGGTCCCAGTCTGACCCCTCGGTCTGCGCCGAGCCGCCTGCGCCCCCGGTCGCGTCCCCATAGCACAGCACCTCGCCCTTGTGCCCGCCCCAATCCTTCAACAGCTTCCGCACCACTGCGGGGGTGTTGCTGTTCTGGGGAATGTGGACCTCGCCGATAAAGCCTGTGCCGGTGATCGGGCGATCGAGGAGCGCGGCGCCTGTCGCGGTTTTCTCGAACTGACCGGGAAGGAGCTGCTCCTGCGCGACGGCAGCGACGCCCGGAGCGATGTTGAAGTCGAAGCAAAAGATCAACGGCGCACGCGGATTGTAGACGAGCTTGCGCGTGCAGTGGGTCGCTTCGGTGAAGGGGTAGTAGCAGCGACCCTCGAAGTTCACGAACGAGGCTTCATACTCCTGCTGGAACACCAGCTCGTCGAGTTGCCTCCGCGCAGCGGCCACCTCCTC